GCTCGAAACTCAGGAAGGACCCGTGAATCATTGATCCTTTCCTCCAAAATTTGTTATTATCTTTGTCTCTTTGATCCACTGCCATCCTTGGTCATCGACTACATAGCCTGGCTTAGAACATATCAGGTCGAACAGGTGCTCGGCATTGCAGTGGCTTGCTACTCTACGTGCGTGTTCTTCTCCACGCATAGACCACAGCATTAGAGAATATCCAGCAGCCTTCTGTTCTTCCAGCCAGAGGATAAGACGTGTATTGCTGATGCCTTCACGGTGCAGAGTTCCATCAACATCGACGGCAATGGTACGAGGTGGAGGCAGTCGTTGCTGGATCATTTTTCACCCAAGAAACGCATCCTGCAGAATCCGCAAGCGTTATTGACCAATCGTCCGAACCATTCGCCGCAGTACTCACAGTCACCTGCATTGCCTTGTGGTATCTCTGAGGCTCGGCGCATGGCCTCCTTTACGTGGTCATCAATGACTGACTCGATGAAGTAGCTACTGCGGTCTGCTTCATCTCCGTGTGAATCTCTGTCAATTTCCATTTTGACTCATCCTTAATTTAATCGCCCCATCAATTGCGGCCCTAAGAGATGATGCCTTTGCGTGAGGCTGACCGAATCCTTTGCGATAATAAAACTGGCTTCCAAGCAAACATACGCACTCGCCGCCATAAGCCTCCATAAAATTCAATCTGTCTGTATCTTGCTTTGCTTCGTCTCCGTGTGCATCACGCTCAATGTCCATTCCGAAGTTCCTTTAATTTCGCAACGTATAACGCCTTGATTTCCCTTGCCGCCTCTCGTGTCCATTTGACTTCAGGTAATGGGCCTTCGATGCGTTCGACTTCTTTGATGCCAACCTTCTTGATTAGTCCTATCCGGTATTCAATGATATTGCCTGACTTGTGCTGGTTACATGGTACGCATTGACGATGGCAATTGTTCTCATCGAATCTCAGTGATGGCGCTGCGCCTGTGCTTCTGTAGTGTCCAGCATCATAAGCGCCGGTATGGAATCTGCCGCATGAGATACAAGGCAAGGATTTATCACGCTCTCTGATGAAAGCATTGAACGCAGTCTGTGCTTCTTTCAATAGCGCGCGGGTTGTCTTCAGTCGCTCAAGTTTCATCTTTACCGTTCGACGCTCATCCAATGCTGCGACCTTTTCTGCTTTCGCTCTACGCTGCGCTGATTTTGCTGCTGCCTTTGTACCATACGCAACCATGCAATCAAACGCGCCACACGTCGATTGTATGGCCTTGGTGGGCATGTATTGCTGATTGCAGATCGGGCATTTCCTCATTCCTGCTCAAACCTTACCTTTTTTACCCCTAGCTATGATTGCGGCAGCAATAGAATCTAATACCTCTTCGGTTGTTAAATCGAACCATATTCCTTTCTCAATCTCTGCAAGACACCAATCACGCTCATCTTTTGCGACAAGTTCTGCGAATCGTTCAAGCGCAGACACGTTTATATAATCCGATTCAAGACCACCACCGGATTGATTTGCCAATTCGATAATATTTTCTCGGTTCATTTCATTTCCTTTTTTTCAGTTAATATATTCATTCCTGCTCCCATAATCCCATTTCAGCCGCCCATGCTTCACATCTATCCATGTATTCAGACATGGTTAATTTACCCGGGCCTGACTTTCTGCTGACTGATTTTGCAACAAACTTCACACGACCATCAGGAAGCGGAACTTCATCGCACCCGAGGTAAAGTTCCTTCAGGTACAGGTGAAGCCCTCGAACGGATACGGAACGGGCGATCATCTTCGGATGACGGCAATAGCCTTGGAGCATTGAAAAATACCTTGCCCTCTGAGGATCTGATAGCTTTTCTTCCTGGCCGCAGGTTTTGCATTTAGCCATCATTCGCCTCCGACTCCTGCGAATAGGTGCATGGTTCGCAATTCATTTCCTCTTCTTCCATTGTTCCCTGCAATCAGCCCGCAACTTGTCGGCCATTGTTTTCCCGCGCTTCGTTTCAACCAGATTCAGATAATCCGCCGCAGCTTTCCCATCAGGATAGAAAGTCCGTATAACCCATGAGACCTCGCAGCGATGGCGTTCTGTCTCGAAGTCGATAGCTATTGAATCAGCGGCCTGTATCGAAATACGTTCTTCTGCGGATTCTTCCATGCTGGCGAATAGGTCGGTCATGCTTTCACCATTCCGATTTTCTGTATAGATAATCGTCGTAATCAGATTTACGCTTTCTCTCTTTATCTGCTGAGTCTAGTTCGTCTTCCTCGTCTTCTAGTCCATCTTCGTCTTCAAGTTCTGGAGGATCAAGCATTCGGTCTTGTGCCAGATCAAATAGCCTATCGTTCAAAAATGCAGATATGTGTTTCATTCGTAAATCCTCGGATTGAGAAGATTTACCGTATTGCTATCTCGCGTCTCGGTGAATTGCTGGCTATGCCGGTCGAACCATAGCGCACATTGTCCTTCCCAATCGCCATGTCTCTGCTTGGAAATTATCATCAGTGCGTCAGGGTCGTTATGGTTGTATCCACTTCCTGTTTCAAGCGCCTGCTCCTTTGGCTTGTTTCTCCAGACAGAAATCACATTATCAACCTGATCGGTGATTGATGCAGCGCCGCGAACATCCATTTTTCCTGGCGGACTCATTTCGTCTTTTCCCTTGCGAGAATGGCAAACGAGATGGACATGTATCCCTGTATCCCTTGCAAGTGTGCAGAGCTTATCAACGAACCGCTTTTGCCCGTTGTAGTCGTCTTCAAAGATACCGCACTTCAGCAAAGAGTCGATAACGAAGTGGCTGCATCCGCGCTTTTCCTGTGCGTATGCTCCTACAGCAACGATCTTGTCTGCATTGACCATACCCATCTGGTCATAGAGCCAAATGTACTTCCCTGCCAGATCGTCGCTGTATAGCTCTCTGACGAATTCCCGAGTGCCGTTGATAGTTCCCTCACCCTGTCGAGCCATTCGCGCAAGGGTGGCCGCAGGACGCATCTCCATCGAGGCAATGCAGGTTCTTTGCTGTTGCGCCAATAGCCCGAGTACAGCTTGACCAAGCAGCAATGATTTTCCATGCCCGTTATACCCTGTCCAGATCGTTACCTCTGCTTCCCTGAACCTGATCTTGTCGGACATTTTGCGAAATGGGAGTTTTGCGCCTTTAGGTGCTAACGGATCGAACATCATCCGCTCTACTTCTTCGATGTAGTTCGATGCTGGCCTGACCGTGTGGTCATGCTCTGTCATCTGCATGTAAGCAGAAAAGTCGATATGGTCGTCAATGATGTTCATGGACGATTCCAATCTATTCCGAAGTCTTCATCCCATGAAAGTACGACCAGGCAAACATAGTCTGCGAATTCCTTAAGCGCGGAAAATAGTTTAGAAGCCTGTTCGGTATAGGTGTCCGTGTGAATGAACACATGCAGCCCTTTCATCACCCGCAGGTCGAGAGATTCGATTGCGTCTGTAGAGCGAACCACACCTGACGGGAAATTTAGGAACTCTGGAACCTTGAACCAATCCGGAGACTTCCAGTTATCGCCTACATTGAGATAAACGATCCTGTTAGGTAGTTTTCCAGCAGAGCGGAATGCAACAAGCGCTTCTAGTCCGGTAGGTGTTTTCATATCGCACCTGCGAACATGTTGAAGGAAGAAGTTGATTGCTGTACTTCATCATCCCAACGGCCTTGTCGTAACCAAGTAGCTGGCAGAGGGATAAATTGACCGCCATCCTTTTTCCACTGTGCAGTTGATTTCTGTGCGGCAATAGCGGAAAGAACTTTTGGAAGCCTGCCATTAACCTTCAACTTTGCCCATAGCTTTTTCGCTTCACCCTTTCCAACCTTCCTCGGGTATGCAGACCAGAATTCGTCAAATCCGTCAGGATTGGACAATGGTTTTGATTCTTCTTTCGGTTCTATTACGGTTATGGGTGCATGTGGTGCAGGGGGGTCCTGCATAAGGTGCAGGGGTGGGGGTGCATGTGGTGCAGGGATGCAATTCTTTGCAGGGGTGCAATCCTTTGCAATTGGATGCACGTTATACACTGTTGAATGACCGTTCCTGAATCCCCTTGTTAAATGTCCTGCATTCTCAAGATCAGTTAAATGACCACGAATTGAACGCTCACAAAGACCTGTTCTTTTCATTAGTGTCTGAACAGAAGGCCAGCAATATCCTTCGTCATTTGCCTGATCTGCTAGAGAAATTAAGACAAGTTTTGCTGGACAAGACAAATTCGTTTCCCATGCTGGCGATAGAATTTTGTAACTCATTTCAGGTTCCTTAGAAGATCGCCCTGTCCGGTGGAATGTTCCGGCTGGGGCGACTATTGCTAGTCTGATCGGGCAGACAAGGCGACCATCTAAGGTTACTGCTACCCAGCTTTGCGCCTTCCACAGCGCAGGTAGATTATATCAAATCATGTTGATTTAATGCCGTGAATCCGATTAAAAATACGCCTGACAACGTAGCTTCTAACGATGCTGATAACCGTAAAAAATGCACCGATAGCAAGGTTTTCTGACAACGGAATATTAATGTCAAAAACAGGAAAAATAATAAGCTGAGATGCCAATGCAACTAAAAAACCGATGGCGACATTCGCCACCGATTCTATGAATGACTGAATACGTGATTGCATTATGCTGCATCCAGTGCAAATAGGTCTTGCTGCTTATCAATTACTGCTTCGCTACAATTTCTTGCTGCAAGATCAAAGTAAGATGTTTTCAATTCAGATCCGCATGCACGACGGCCCATCTGCAACGCCACATAAGCCTCGCTACCGATTCCAAGAAACGGAGTGAATACAAGATCATTTGGATTAGTCCATAGGTCGATAGCTCGCTCTATAACATCCAATTGAAGCGGAGATATATGGCGCTCATCATCTGACTCTCTGGCGCTCATGTATTGCAGCGTTCTTGTTTGCTTGATGTCCATCCATACAGGGCTTGCGTATTGCTGCCAATCATCAACAGGGAATGATTCATGCGTGTGCGTTACAGGGTCAGGATTATCCCCAGGCTTACGAACTACGACAAGATAATCTGCAATTCCCTGCCTGCTCATTGCCGAGTCTTTGCGGAGTTGTTTATAGAGCAATCCAAGAGCCTTAGTGCGCTGCATTGCAACCACAGGGTCTTTCCAGATGCAAACCTCTGAGTGATAGATAAATCCTGCATTTTGATGCGCTCGTATGATTTCTCCGCGAAAGTCTTTTAGACCGATAAAGCCGTCTCTAGCCTTTGATGTAGGGAGGTTCATGCAATGAATTGCAATCAACCTTCCTGGCTTCATTGCTCGATACATTTCAGAAATAAGGTATTTGTAGTGAGTCCAGAAGTCATCAGACGAAGCATTGTTTCCCATGTCTCGCTCAGAATTACTGAATACATAAAGAGACTCGAACGGAGGAGAATAAACTGAGAAATCGATAGAGTTATCTGGAATAGTACGGACAACATCAACACAGTCTGCGTTATACAGAGCGAAATTATCCGTAATTACTTGTTTAATAACATTCATGCTGCCTCCTTGATCCACTCAGGAATAATCATCTCAATTGTAGGGTTATATGTTTCCGTGTTGCTTTTAGCGCCGACAATTTGCGCATTAGTTATCTGACGCATACGATCAATCATTTTGCCTGCCATTTCATTAGCCTGGGATTGCTTCCGCTCAATGTTTGCCTTGACCGCTCCTTCTGTTTCAGCAGTGATGATATGTACTGTCACTTGTTTCTTCTGGCCGAAGCGATGGCAGCGACGGACAGCTTGATAATATTTCTCAAACGAGTCATCCATTCCTGCAAATATCATCGTATCGCAGTGCTGCCAGTTCATTCCGAATCCGCATATTGATGCCTTGGAAACCAATACGCGAGATTCTCCATGCGTAAATGACATCACATTATTTGACTTCACATCAAGAGATTGAGAACCAGTTACCTCAACTGATCCATTAATCAATTTTGATAACCGCTCGCTTTCTTCATTCATGTGGCACCAAACAATTACCGGCTTATCAATTGAATTAGCGATTGAAGCAGCCAATTGAATACGGTCATCAATGCTGCTTTTCTTTGCTTGTCGGCGCTCGGTTAGTGTCTGGGCAGTAACTGCAAATAATTGACCTTCAATCAACTCGCCACCAGATACGACATGTTCAACGATATTTATAGGAGGCAATTCATATCTAGAACCGTCAAATCCTAAATCAGATGGATTTCGTATGCAGATTGACCATGATGCCATCCATTCCCAAAACTTTACTTTCCCATGACCTTTTAGTCTCCACTTTCCAGTGTCTCCTCCATCATGAGTGAAAAATGTTGCAAGCATTTCTTGTGCGCTCATTACTCCAAGAAACTCTGACTGGTTTCCAAGTTCCATAAAGTCATTTGGAGAAGGTGTTGCAGTGCATGACAACTTGTAAGGCGTAGCACGGAACTGCTCTGTAATGTATGCCCTGGTTTTGCTCGTGTGCGCTTTTAGGATGCTGGATTCATCAAGAACAACTCCGACGAAACTATCAAGATCGAAGTGTTCTAGCATTTCGTAATTTGTGATCGTGATTCCAGGCTCTACTTCATCATCATCTCTGCAATACTTCACTGTTATGCCAAATTTTGCTGCTTCTTCAACTGTTTGCTGAGATACGCACAAAGGCGCAGCGATGATGACGTTACCGCCGGTATGTTCACAGACGTAATTTGCCCATGTTACTTGGCATAGTGTCTTTCCAAGTCCGGTGTCTAGGAACAGCGCTGCTCGGCCTCGTTTCAATGCCCATTTAACGCAAGCTGCCTGAAAGTCAAACAAAGGGCCAACTGGAACTTCTACATCAAATCCAGTTGGAACGTCGGATAATTGCTTGCCTTTGATAAACTTCTCATAATCATTCATACTTACCTCGCCTCATAACAGCCGGTAGGGTTCGCGCCCCATGATCCGGCTGTTTTCACGTCTGCAATTCAGGCCGCAGACTTCGCCTTTGCTGCAATTTTTGCATCACGTTTCGCCTTGCACTCTGCGCAACGGAATCCATTGTTCCAGCCTGATCTACGTTCTCGTCCAGCAACCGGCTTGCTATCCTTGCATACGCGACAGAGAAAGCGATGGAAGATGCTATCGACCATCTTTGAATTTGCGGTCACTTCCCGCGCTCTTGCGAGTGTGTTCGGATGCTGATTGACGCTCATCACTTACCTTAAAAAAATTCCCCGGAGTCAGAGACTCGACGGGGATAAACCAGGATCATGCCTGGGGCTGGAGATGTTCATTTCGAGAAGTATGCAGCAAGCTTCTGAATCTGTTTGACGCCAGGGTTCGGAATCTTCCCGCCCCTGAGTAGATAGAGCCATTGGACGCTGATCCCTGTGGCCTTGCTCACTGTAGGAACATGGACTGTATCGCGCTCAAGCTGGCTTAGAACGTATGTTAGGAGGTCTGTTTTCATGCGCTCACTATACACAAAGAATTTGCGATGTGCAAAAAAATATTTTACAAAAAGACTTGACCACTAGAAAAATATATTTACAATGAACACATCAGCAAACGAACAGAACAACACAACTGGAGGAACCATGAAAAACGCAATAAACCTACTTCGCCGCATCGGACTGTGGTTCGCAATCCGCAGCGTGGAGATCACCATCGCAGGGCAAAACGAGTTCCTCGCCTGCATCTCTGACAAACTTCTGGAAGGCCGGATAATCATCGCAAGACATGAAGCGCGGCGCGAGTTGGCACGGTTGCGCAGCGAGTACAACGCAACGCTTCCTCCTGGTCGTCGTGTGACTTGGGAAATGGCATGAACTACAACCAAAACTATCGAGAATATGAACTGCTCGAAATGAAGGCGCGGATTCTGCGGATATGCGTAGCAGTTGCAGCAGGTTTCGTCGGCCTTGTCCTGTTCCTTAAACTTATCGGAGTACTTTGATAATGTTCTACGAAATGAGAAACGGAATGGAAGTGGAGATCGACTATTACGTTGATCCTCACGACCGCAAGTGTCTGGAAATTAACTCAGTCAAGTGGCGCGATGTGGAAATTATGTCAGCATTGATGCCGTTTGAAATGAGCGAACTGTTCTCGGCTTGTTACGAGAACGAAGAACAACTGGCCGTATGTGCTGCGGAAGATCGTGCAGACGCGGCGCGCGAATCTGATTGGGGATGCTGAAATGAAACCTTATATTGACCTTGATGCAAAAACTTGCTACCCAAGCATCGGAGCGAATGAAACTGATGGGAAAGAGGTGATTCTTACCTTCAACTGCTATCCGCTAAGCTCAATGATGAATATTCCTCTTTACAAGGCCATCGAGCTGGCAGAGAAGATCATGTGGATTGCCAACAATCAGACGAATGAAGAAGAATGACCTCGCCAAATACAATCATTGCTGACCTGTTGGCAGAGTTGGAAGAACTCCGCGCCAAGGTCGCTAATACTAAACGTCCGCTAGAGACAGCGACCAACATCACACACATGGAACGCCTTGCACAGACTAAGGAAGAGCTTGAGTATTGGTCTCGTAAGTATGCTGATTCTGTCAGCGCTTACGATAACGCAGATTTCTTCAGTTACCCATCTGTCGATCAGATCGAGAAAGAGATGGAAGAAAACCGCGCAGCACTGGTCGAGTGGGCAATCGAATTTAACAATGCATGGGAGGTGGTATGAACATTGATCTATTTTGGAGCAAAGTTCAAATTAGCGGGAAAGATGATTGCTGGAACTGGATCGGAAATAAATATCCGCATGGATACGGACATTTCACAGAGAAGAAAGAGCGTAAGACTATTAATCACTACGCACATCGTCTTGCATTCAGTTTGTGGCCTGGCAATCAAAATCCTGAAAATCTTGTTGTTATGCACAAGTGCGACAACAGACAATGTTGCAATCCTTTCCACTTGTCAGCAGGAACTCAGGCAGAAAACCTTGCTGACATGAAACAAAAAGGACGATCAGCATCAGGCGAAAAACACAGATCAGCCAAGCATCCTGAATTAGTGCTCAAAGGTAGCAATGTTGGAGGAAGCAAGCTAACAGATCAAAAAGTGATTGATATTCGCCAGATGTACGCAACAGGGAATTACTCGCTATCAGAAGTTGCAAATATGTTCGGCGTAGCTTTCCAAACCATTTCAAAAGTAATCAACTACAAAACATGGAGGCATGTATGAACGTGTATCAAAAACTTAACCAGTGCAGAATTCAACTTCAAGAAATGAAGATGAACAAAAGCGGAAACAACAAGTTTGCTGGATACTCTTACTTTGAACTTGGCGACTTTCTTCCTGCTGTTAATAAGCTATTCAATGAAATCGGGCTTTGTTCAAACGTGTCATTCAGCAAGGAATATGCAGAACTTCGCATCATCAATACAGACAAGCCTGAAGAAGTTATCGCGTTTTTAAGCCCTATGGCTGAAGCTAACCTAAAGGGTTGCCACCCTATTCAAAATCTTGGGGCTGTACAAACGTATCAACGTCGTTATCTATATGTTGCAGCAATGGAAATAGTTGAGCATGATGCACTTGATTCAAGTAAGCCGCTTCTAACAAAGACAGAGGCATTCGTTGCAAAGGCCAGCGAAAAAGGCGTAACGCCTACTGCTGGAATCTTGGAAAACTTCGACGAAGACCAACGCAAGTTTATCCAGGAATTCGCTGAAGGTATCCAGGTTCATTTCGATAGTGGGGTTGTCCATTCAGAACTGGTAAAGATGCTGGAAGAACGCCACCTGGACAACGAGGAAAAGATCGCAGTATGGTCATTCCTTGACAGCAAGTGCCGTTCAGCAATCAAGAAGGCGAAAGCCAACCATACTCCCGAAGAACTCACTTCTCAGGCTTAACGATCAATGGGGTGAATGCGTAGGCTGATGCGCAGATTAGGACAGCTAGCGGATCGCTTTAACAGACTCGCGACAACTGGTAAAGCAAGCCGGAGATCAGCACCGGCCACCCCACCAACTTTTAATAGGAGCAATACAAATGGCAGCACAAATCAAATATGAACTCAGCACTAAAGTTACTCGTGGAGAAAAAGAACGCTGGCAGAAGATCGGCGTTGTCTTCGAGAACGAGCGCGGCCTGTACGGGATCATTGACAATATCCCCGTAGGATTCAGCGGAATGGTCAGCTTCTTTGAGCCGAAGGAAAAAGAAAACAACTATCCGGCACGGAGCGAAAAGCAATCCAGTGTCAAGTCAGGCGATCTTGATGAAGACCTCCCATTTTGATACTGACATGAAAGACACTATACAACCCGTTTTCTGTCTTGCGCGCCCGCCAACCGGAGGCCATAACGGATGCTTGTTCTCTGATGACTGCCTGCATCACGTTTCACTACGGACGGCAATGATTGACGACAATTCAAACGTCGTCGGTCGTCTTTGCTTACCGTGGGAATTTGACCAATTTCTCTCCTGCAAGACGATTGGCGCCTCAAAAGACATCACAAAATAGGTGAAACTCCATGAACTTTGCAACGATGCTGATGCAAACCGTCACTCCGCTGTTTGAATACCAGCCGAAAGGATTAACGCGAGACAGAAGCACCTACAACACAAAAGCCGCTGCCGGGGCAAGATCTGAAAATGCCAAGAAGGTGTATTGGAACGCCATGCGCGGTAAAAACTGGCAGACCACCACCGAGATCGAGCATGCTGTCGGGTATCACCCGCGCACCGCAGAGAAGTGGTTGGGTAAAGCGTGGAAATGGGGTCTGGTCGAGAAGCGCCGGTCAGAGGTCGGTAAAGGATGGCAATGGAAGTGGGTGCAGAAATGAAAACCAACGAGGAATACCGTCTGCTGGAACAGCAACTATCCGAATGGCTGTCTGCAAATTCACCGGGCGGGTGGATTGATGATCTTCGCAAGCAACTCGCCGAGCGCGAGAAGCAGGTAGCGATGCTGCGTTCTTACCTAAACAGATGGGCATTTACTCAAAGCGAGGACGAATGCGCCCACATGGAAGTACAAGAAGCACTCGCCGAAACCGCTGACCTTAAAGACGTGGTGCTGTGCGATGCGGAGCCTGTTGCTTGGTTACGAAAGTGGTCAGCGGATAAAGAAACGCCAGCTAAGGTTAAGGGCGATAACGGACGGTGGCATTGGCCGCGAAAGTTCAAGATTTTACCTATCACAGAACATAAGTGGTTTGAAGATGACTTGCCGCTATTCATGAGAAAGTAACAATGAACAACGAAAACTGGAAGGGCCACACGCGCCACCAACTCTGGTCGGAGCGGTACGATCCTGCACCGCACCTGTGGTTCGAGGAGAAGAAAGACCTCATTCGCTTCACCAAGTTCGACTTGGTGATCTACATTGTCTTTGTTGCCGCGCTTTGTGCGCTGACTGGATTGAGGATGTTGTGATGTACGGCGACCTCGGAAAAGCCATTGAAGCGTTGATCTGGTTCATTGTTGTCCTGCTGGTGGTTGCCGTCCCACTGGCGCTATGGAAGATTATAGAAGTTGGGGGCTACTTGTTCAACCACATCGGAGTGACTTGGAAATGACCATCCAACTCGCCCTGGAACAAATTCAGCGCCCGACATGGTGGTATGAAAACGAACCACCAGATTATCAAAACCAGCAAATTGATTGAGTATCGACTGCCAGTTGGTTGGTCACGGGATGCCATGATGCTCGCAAGCTACCCAATGCGGTCGACGTCGATTCTGTCGCAAGCGATGGCGCATGAACTGAAACTGTCGTATATACATCATAGGTTGGACCAAAACCGAATTGCCTGACCCTGTTTATCAGCGCAACAACAGGATTTCTCCAACCGTTATTTGATTCTGTAAGCGGAATTAAATAGGTTGATTTGTAATAATCGATCCCGCTTTCTACAAAATATTCCCATGGTGTTGTTGGATCAATAGACTCCCACGACACAGGGACTGACGTGCTTGTGTTGTCGTACCCGTCCAACATATACGACGGCAGCGGTGTTGTTCCGTCATACGGGTGCCACGGTCCATAATTTGCAGGGCTTGCTGCTACAGATTGCTCATGTATCAGAACAGAGCCAATTTTTGATGCCAGCGAGTCGCTGCTATTTATTACGCTATACCCATCAAGTCCTATTGGTTGCGTATGGTCTGTGCTGTCTGGAGTCCACGTTTCAACTTCTGTTGCTGTTTGCTTCCATTTGATTCCGGTCAGCGTTAAAACGTCGTTGTGATAACCTGCAGAAATATATTTTGTTCCCTCGACAAAAACAACATATATCGTCCTGGTCTTTGTTGATGTTATCGAGAAATACTGTTGCCCTGGAACCCATGTAAATCCAGATACAGGAGTTGGAGCGCCATTGTCTTCGGTTAATGTTCCATCGACATAAACTTTTGTTCTGTCATAGGTCACGCCGGTCGGCAGGGCCGTGCTGTTGTCCTGCTGCCAGTATGGGGAGATGTCTGTTTCAGTAAAAACACCGCTTACCGTTGTCCGCGTAGACCGCTCCAGGCAAAGTCTGTTCGGGTATTCAACCAGATCGTAGGTAATGCTTATTCCGTACCCCGCAGCACCAAGATCAACATTCCCTGAAATAAAAACGTTCAGCATCGAATCCTTTGTACCGATGACTGAATCGCTTCCGGTGCTGTTCTGTGAATGGGTCGTAAAATAATTCGATATGCCGATGGCCGACCATATCTCCGTCGGAAATGTTATCTCATACGGATCAGACCAGCCATGTGTCGTTCCGTCGATGTGGCCGAATCGACGAACCCGCATATAAAACTTTCCGCTGGTCGAAACGTTATAGTTAAAACGAACAAGCCATCGTTTCTTTGTCGAATCAATATAAAGAACAATTGCGGCATTCGATAACCAAAGCGCTCCGGAATCACCAAATCTTCCGCCGGATATGAGCCCGTAGTTTCTCCATTCTCTGCCAGCTTCTTCGTCTGCGGCAATATCTTCGACCGAGCGCGTGACTTCAGCCTGCCCTGGAACCTTGATTAAAACGCACGAACCATTGGCCGGACTGGCCGAGAAAGCTTTTGTTTCTGCATTCGGCAGCGTGATGCTTCCCGCTTTCCACAGCCCATGAAAAGGCTGCCCGAAGAAATTGATACGGTCAAAGCTTGTCGAGTTCAGCTTCATGTCGGCTCAGCATAATCAATCTCTACGGTATTGCTGTTGGCGTCAGTAAAGAACATTTTTTTGATCGGCTCGACCTGCCATGTGATCAGCCCGTCCGTAGAGGTAATTGTTTTTGACGCCCAATAATTGCGCCCGGAATAGGCCGTTTCTACCAACGGGCTGGCAATTGATCCGGCGTTTGATTTTGTCGCCAGCGGCGGGCTTGATCCGGTGCGCGCCGGAATTGTCGGCGCTACCCTTGCCGCTGGAAGCGTCTTGTCAATGCGCGAGGTTTGCCCTGATCCGCCTTCGGTCAGTTGGCGCAGTGCTTCAGTAAGGTCTTTGGCCATGCCGTTTCTCTACAGGGTTATCGAAAACACATCCTCGACAATCGTTGCGCGGTAGGTTCTGGCAATCGCAACCGCTGCCTTTGCGCGCTCAGCATCGGCAACGCCAGGAAAATCGATGGTGATCACCTGATCCTCACCAAAAAACCCGTTCCAGGTCACGGTCGGCGCGGTCAGCGCTGTCGTTGTTCCATCGCTTGACCCATCCGGTGCGATAGTCGGGTCTTCCGGGTGCGTGATGCCGACGCCGGAAACAGAACAGATCGCCAGATCGAAATCGCTAACCGCCAGTCCGCTGTCCGGACGCATCCGATGAACAACCCTGTGCACCTTGCCCTTGGCAGATACGCCGGCAGCAACGACTGAAACTGTTTTATCGACATCGATGGCATGATTCAGCGGAACAGAAGCTGCCACGCTGTTGCGCCGCGCTGCAGCAAAAATTCTGGTCTTGGCCACATCGATCAATACTTTCATGGCAGCTTCTGCCGCAGCCCGGTCGCTGTCCGTCGTCAGCGTCACGTTGGCCGAGTTGGTCAGCCCGACGACGATCGGCGCCAGATTCTTTGGCGGGATCGATGAAATCTTGTTTTTATACAGAAGGACATTGGTTTCAACCGCCACCGCATCGCCGTATTCGCCCTGCAAAGCGCCAGTCATGGTTTCCACGACCTCGCCAAGCTCGGCGATACTCGCCTCGTTTTGCACGATGATTGAATAGGTTTCTTCGATGTCCTGCCCATAATCAAAGGCGACGACAATCGAAAACCCGAGGCACAGTTCGACATCAGTTACCGGGTTTGGCAACCATGCCCCGGCAGGCTCGCCACCTGTTCCAGGGATAATCTGTGCGGTTGTCGGCAGCGCGATCCAGTCGGCGGAAACTACAGAGCCGCCAGCCTTTTCAATGGCAGCCAGCGTTGCAGCGCGTTGCAGGAAGACATTTCCGTCGCGCACCCAATAACCGAAGCTGGTCGAGTTGAGCGCGATGAAGTCATAATCGATTTCGTAGCCCTCGGCTTTTTGGCGTGGAAACCGGTATGAAAACGTGATGTCGATTTTGTTTGTGACGCCACCGCGCTCGGCGAGCTGCGGCACCAGGCTTCCATCAAGAATCTCGTTTTCCGTGAACTCAAGGTCGGCAACCGGCTTTGACTCCCAATCGGTCAGGCGCAGATCACCGGTCG